ACTCTCACTATATTATAAAATGTCTGGTGGTATTGCCCAACTCGTAGCCGTCGGAGCCCAGGATGTGCACCTCGTCGGTCAGCCCGAGGTGTCTTTCTTTAGGTCCACCTACAAACGTCACACTAATTTTTCCCAAACTGTCGAGCGTCAAGTCATCCAAGGCAACGTCTCCAACAATGGCATGTCCACCGTCCGCTTCGAGCGCAAGGGTGACATGCTCAACTATGTCTACCTCGCCCCCAACAGTGGCACCGCTTCCACGGCCATCGGTGACTGGACCGATGTAATTTCCAAGGTGGAACTCCTAATTGGGGGTCAAGTTATTGATGAACAGGATGTCACTTATTCCAGTCTCATCGCCCCCCTTCTTTCTGCGACCTCCTCCTCCAAGTCGGTCGCTGGTAACCTGTACGGTGGTGCTACCGCGGAGCGTTTCTACCCTCTCCGTTTCGCTTTCTGTGAGAACTGGCAGACTGCCCTTCCTCTCATCGCCCTCCAATATCATGATGTCGAGCTTCGCATCACTTGGGGTGCGTCGGCAGCCTCTCATACATGGGATGTCTACGCGAATTATGCCTACCTCGATACCCAGGAGCGTGAGCTGTTCGCTAGTCAGCCCATGAACCTTCTCATCACCCAGGTTCAAAAGGCGATCTCTTCCGGTTCCAAGATGCAGGAACTCAACTTCAACCACCCCATCAAGTACCTGGCCTCGGCTAAGGCGCACACCGATGGTTCCGGTTTGGCGCTCGATATCCTCGACAATGATAACAAGCTCAAGCTTCAGATTAACGGTACCGATGTCACCGACTTCAAGTTCGCTGACCCCAACTACACCACCGTACCTCTCTACTACCACACAACCAACGCCTCTACCCCCGCGGTTCCCAAGTCCCTATTCTTCTACCCATTCTCCCTTGATTGCGGTAAGCTCCAGCCTACTGGCTCTCTCAACTTTTCCCGCCTTGATTCCGCCCGTATCGTGTGTGATAAGCAAAATGTCACCTCTGATCTGTACGGCGTAAACTACAACGTTCTCCGTATCGAGAATGGTATGGCTGGTCTTTTATATTCTAACTAATTAATAACAATGTATTGGAAGATCATTTTCCTCCTCGCCATCGTTTTTGTATTGACGTATGATCCTAAATCCAGGACACTCGAAAAGTTCGTTGGGCATCCCTCCCCATCGACTGATAAGTGTTGTCAGCCCACGCATTACGAAGCCGTTCAATTCGCGCATAGCCCGTACGATTGCCCTACATGTCCTCAACAGACTAACGCGGGTGTAATTACTTAAAAAGATAAAGAGTGTATATTCTATAATGATTCCTATTAATCGTGACACCATGATGCTAGTTGCCACAGTGGTATGTGTAGCCGGTCTTCTCTTTCTGTTCAGGGAGGTGAACAAGACGAAGCAGGAAGTTGAGCATATGAAAGACTTTTCCGAGTACGTTTCCAAGAAACTCGAGGCTCCCCAGCTGGTAGCGAAGGAACCTGAAGCTGAAGCTGCAGAGGAAAAAGTGACCGAATAATCATATCGACTTATTATAACTTGCGAATGCGCAATGAAAAAGTACAAAGCTATAGCAATTCCCGTTAGTTTCGCTGATGGGAAACCACGGTTTCTCACAGTGCGAGATACAAGATTTAAGGATTGGATATTTGTCACAGGAGGATGCAGACGAAGAGAAATTTTAAACCCTATTAGATGTGCCCTAAGGGAACTAGAAGAAGAAACTCGAGGTGTTGTTTCATTAAAGAATGGACAGTACACGGAGTTTAAGTTTATACATAAAGAAAGTCCTACAGTTGATCTGGAATACAATGTTTTCATCTTTTTTGTAAACTACAGTCGTTCAGAACAACAGGGGCAGATAAAGAAGTTTTATGAAGAGAAACATAAGACAAATGTTAAAAAGTCTTTACGACAACCAATAAAAAAGACATACGATGAAAACGATTTTATGAGTTACGATACACTCGAAGAATTTAACGCACGTAAGCGATGGTCACTTATCATAGATAACGTGATAAAGAATCCGGAATTCTATGCGTGTATGAGTTCTTTGAATAGAAAAACATTTTCTATTAAATAATGAAGTCTAAGGTTTACATCATTTCCGAAATTCGCAAACTACTCGAACAGAACCGTGGGTTATGTGAAGAAGAGATTGAACAGTGGGTCATTGATAATGATAAATTGACGGTGTGTCAACTTTTAGAACTTAAAAACGATCTCTCGAAGGGTAAAGAATATAGAGATGTATCTTGTATGTCGTGGTTTAGAGAAGAGGAACAATAACAAGGTATGTTCAAGAGTTGGTGTGCGACTCAAAAATTTAATAATGCAACCAATCTATCACATGTGCTCATGGACGGTGGTGTCCTTTCCGTGCCATTTGATAAATTGAACGTCTTCTATGAGAAGTATATAGAGGCGGTGAACCAAGGTGAAAAGTTATTCGTCGTGGAACAGAAGAGTAAGACGTATAACTTCTTTGTTGACTTGGATTACAAGGGAGATGAATCGCTCACGATTGAAGAAATCAAAGATATCTGTAAAGTCATTTGTGATAAAGTGAAAAGACATGGTGGTAAAGAATGTCTCGTATCTGTCGCACCACCCAAAAAGAGTGGTACAAAAATGAAAACAGGTGTACATCTCAATTGGCCGGGTCTCATCGTAGATCAAGCTTCGGCTATCGCACTCAGGGAACACATTCTGATATCACTCACCAGGGCGAAGGGTTCTTATAATTGGAGTGATATTGTGGATGCCGCAGTCTATGGGAGTGTTTCTAGACAGGCGAAAGGAAGTGGATTTCGTATGCCGTGGTCACTCAAGTTGGTAAAGCATGATGCTTGTGGGGGGCAGGGTTGTGAAGGATGTAATTTCAAGCGAAAGATTGAACAACGTCCCTATTTACCATTATTTGTCTATAAAAATGGACCCCTGAGTACCCTGCTTAATATCAGCCAGAACCCAGATGTTGATGTTTTGAAAATGTCAGCAGTAAGAACAGATGAACCCCAGAATACAGTAATTGACAATCCTTCAGTCAAGGTAAAAGAGGAAGGTTCGTTCTCGTTAGCACAGACCAAAGATGAAATTCAAAATGAAGAGTTAAAGTCTATGCTAGAAGCCTTCGTGAGAAAGAATATGGAGGGACAAGATCATTCCATAATTACAAAGATGTTTAAACATAACGATACGTATCTCGTTTCGACGACATCCAAATATTGTGAGAATTTGAAAAGGGAGCATGGATCCAATCATGTCTGGTTTTTTGTCAGTGGAAAAGTGATTGCACAGAAATGCTTTTGTCGATGTGAAACGCTTCATGGAAGGAGGGATGGGTTTTGTAAAGATTTCTATGGTCGAAAATACAATCTCCCACCTTCAATCACTGATAAATTGTATCCTAAAAAGGAGGATATTAAAAAATGTCCAGAAATCAAAAAATTTGTGGAGAAACCTAAACTCAATCACGGTGCCGCGAAGGAAAAGGTAGAGACGTACATACGCAAGTGGATAAAAGGTCAGGAGAATACACAGGTGGTAAGCATAAATAAGGGGATCATACTCACGACATCTAACTTTTGTGAGACGATCAATGGTGAACACAAGGATGTCAATATGTCTTATATAGTAAAAAAGAATCAAATAAGCCAGAAATGCCCATTATGCAAACGTAACAAGTCTAGAATTCACGTATTAACCCCCGATGTGTTAAAAATGCTTAAACAATAATACAGTACATATACAAATGCTTAGGCGTTCGAGAAGAGTGATTAGGAAGCCAGTTCTTTATCAGCCTGTTGAGACTGTTCTTGAAGACGATTACGCAGCGGATGAATATGATTCGGGTCTAGATTCAGATACCGATATCGATACCGACGATGAATGTGTATCAGATGATGACTTTGAAGAAGATGATGATGATGCTGATGAAAACGGTAACCTCAAAGATTTTATCGTAGATGATGAAAGTGAAAGTGAGGAAGAAGACGCTTAAAAAAAACGAGAGCTATAATAGAAAATGGAAACCGATATCGGTAACCCCATCGAATATAACCCAACCTTAGACGAACAGGAGAAGAATGAAGATAATAAACAAGAAGAACAATATTATTTTCACCCGTCTGAAATGACATACGCACCGCCACCGGCTCCACCACCTCCCACAGAAGGCATGGACATATTCAAGAATATCGATAAATCGACATGGATTATCGCATTCGCAGTTTTTTTACTTGGATTTTTTATGGGGAAAACCATGCAACCAGTGATCCTCAGGTACAGTTGAGTACGCTACAAATGTACCTATATCACCGTAAACTGGTTTATTTTTCCCAGATTGATCCTTCTTTATTAGTTGAGTAGGATACCTGGGAATGATAAATGCATCATCCGTATCTTCAACAAACCCATCCGTGGTTGAAACCTTTACCTTTTTTACTTTTTTAACAACTCTTTTGTTTTTTGAATTCCAATTCGGTTCAAAAAACAAAATAAAGAACGCACTGACCAAAATGGTAGTGATTAGTATATTGAACATTATGTTTTAGTATATATGAATATTATTTACGCCGAGGTCTCCTCAGGTTCCTCTTCCTTGACATCCTCGAGCTCACGTTGTTTCTTGCGTTCCTCAACTTCAGCCGCGACAATCACATTCGCCTCCTTCACGAGATCTTCCATGGGAGAATCAGGCTTCTCCTTCTTGAGACGCTCGAGAACATCGGCGGGGTGGGAAATGGGTGCCTCATCTGGTTTGGTGTAAAACTGGGAATTGTCATCACCGGGAGCGTACGCAACCTTATCCTTCATCATACCCTGCTTACGCTCGTTAAACATACGGGCAGCCTGTGCCTGGTTATCCTTGTATCCAGACATAATCTCTTCGAGTTTCTCGTTGTTGTAGTGTACATCATCAATCTTTGTAGAATCTGGTGGAATGAGAAGCCACTTGTACATGTCTACGACATAGATATCGAAGGTTGTATCCTCCTTCTGAAGGCGCTTAGCGTGATTGGCCGCCTCATCGCGTGTAGCGAATGCACCACGAATCTTAATACCAAACTTATCATTCTTTTGGGGAGCCTCTGGTCCAACAATAGACAGACAAGCAAAAATCTGACCAGGGACTGTGGTGTAATCGGTTTCCAAAGACATTATATTTATGTAAGGCTTTAAAACTTTAAGCTACGAAACCTAAGTCAATTAAAAGAGTGAAGAGTATAAGAAATATGGAAGAGATTCGTAAAAATCATAACGATGCGAAAAGAGAACTCATACAGAGTGTCACTATGAGTGGTCAACATATACTCGATGTTGGCTGTGGTTTTGGTGGAGATCTTCAAAAATGGCACAAGTGTGGTGCAAATATAAACATGTGTGATCCTGAACCAGAAGCGCTGGTCGAAGCGCGTTCCCGCGCCAAAAATATGCACATGCGCGTCAATTTTTACGAGGGTGATATACACGCATGTCCTAAAAGAAAGTTTGATGTGGTGTGTTTTAATTTTTCGTTACACTATATCTTCGCATCCAGGGATCTCTTTTTTAGTTCGATACATGAAATTAAAAAACGAGTCAAACCTGGTGGATGTCTCATGGGTATCATCCCAGATTCAGAGAAGATTCTATTCAAAACACCGTATTTGGATGATGCGGGAAACTTTTTTAAACTCAAACAACACGGAGATGGTGGATTTGGTGAAAAGTTATTTGTAAATCTCGTGGACACACCATTTTATGCGGATGGTCCAAGATCTGAACCGGTAGCGTACAAAGATCTTTTGGTGACACACTTAGAAGAGTTGGGGTTTAGATTACAATTTTGGGAAGGACTGAAAGGAAATCCAATCTCAGAATTGTATAGCAAATTTATCTTTGTCTATAATAGATGATATTGTTTCTTATTTTAGTTTTAGTCAACGCTTATATACTACACAATATAACAGAACCCAGGGAATTTACTGAAGTCAAGGAAAAGTACAAGACTCTCAGAGATCATTTGCGTGAAACAAACAATGAGAAGTTTCACATGCTCGTACGACCTATACCACTCACGGGTCGTAAAGTGATGACAGATTCGGTAGGATTCAATGTCAATAAAGGATCTGAAATCACAATATGTCTCGATGGTAGTACGAATGAAATCTTTCATGTTCTCATACATGAACTGGCACATTCCACCGTCGAGGAGTATTCACACTCGGAACAATTTTGGGCCAATTACAACGAACTCATGGAAATGTGTATACAGATAGGAATTTACCAAAAGATCATAGAAAAGACTGAATTTTGTGGTCAGCATGTCCAGGATAAATAATCTCGTTTTATAGTAAATGAAAACACCACTTAACGTTTTACTCACTGCGATTGTCTATTGGTTCATCGTATTCGCCATCACCCGTGTACCAGCGTATTCTAAAAACTACTACGTCAATCTTGCCTTCCTGACAATTGTCATACCAAACACTATCCGAATGATAATGAGTTCCCAGCGCCTTCCTCAACTTCATGTCGATCGCGGTTTCTTCTTGACTTCCACTGTCTTTGCTTTCGTTCTCACCTATCTCATGAATAAGGTTTGGAAGCCTACTGAAGAAGCGCTCAAGGATCCCACGGTTGATAATACCAAAAAGCTTCAGTTAAGTACCTTGTTACTACTGACCTTTGGGGCCGGTGCGTTAATAACGTACTACACTGGTGTAGATAACTCTATATATAGTAATATGGGGTGGCAGACTGGAGCCATCGCTTAAGGCTTCACGACGTAATCCTTGACAATGTAAAAAGCAATCGCCGCAACTACACCCGTAGATGCTAAACCGACAACACTTCTACCCCCTTGTTCGTTAAGGAACTTGGGGATAGAGGTTGCGAGCTTATCTTGAATGGGCTTACTGACAGAAATGGCAGCACACAAACCAGCGAGTAGAGCGATGACATGGTCATCTGTGAGGTTAAGTGGGTATTTGTTAGCGGGTTTTTGTTCCTGGGCCTGTGCGGGTGCGGCATACATACCCTGAGGTTGCGCGGCAGCCATCTGAACACCCTGCATCTTGGGCTCTTCGCTCATCATAGGTGGTTCCATCATAATATCATTAATAGGGGTAGAATCCATTGTCTCTTTATGTTGACTCACATTTTTTTCAGGTGCAAAAGACGTAGATGGATTGTCGCGTAACGGGACCATTCCTTCTCCGTCGTCTGACAAATTAAGGGTATTGACCTGTCCGGAGGACATTTAATATACTCGCATGTTTTTCATGAAACTATAGGACGCAATTATTTTCTCTTCGTGACGGTTATAGCCGTTTTTCGGTTGGCCTTTTTAGCATCTTGTTCTTTTTGTTCTGCATGCTTTGAATTATACATCTTCTTATGCATCCCCCATAATTGAGGACTCCCAACTTTGAAATTCTTCCTGACTGTTGCCTTGTACCAAAAAACACAATCCTGAATCCTGTTAGACTTCACAGTATTGTCTAACACGAGACATTCATAATTTTCTGTACAGGCATCCATAACCTTACAGAACATATCGAAAGAAGGGAAGATACCAAAAAAGGATTTGTAAAGTTTCTCTCTATTTTGTATGATGTTCTCCCTGAGAATGAACACGTAATCCACATTAGCTCGTAGTGCTGGTGGTAAGTCCATCACATATTGCATCGTCAACATAAAGAAAATCTTCCAATGACGACCGTTCATAAAACACTGTCTAATGCATGTATCTTTTAGAAACTTTGAGTCATACATACAGTCGTCTAAGAGCATGAAAGCTCCGCAATTAGTTTTACCCGCACCTACCAATTTTCGCTGTCGCGCCATGACACGTTCGATCGCATCTTTATCATAGTCACCATAAATGAAGAGATCGGGTATGAACTCGGAATAAAAATGATTACCCTCCTCTGTTCCTGAAAGAACAATACCCGCTGGGAGGTGTTTCTTATGATACATGATATCTTTCACGAGGGTCGACTTACCTGTATTGCGCTTACCGATAAATACAATGACCTTATCATCCGCAATTGATTCAGGCTTGAACTTTTTCAATTGAAGATTCATTCTATTGTATCGTATCGTTTTATTTAACAAAATTTTACTCATATACAGTAGGAATGGCTGGTCGTCTGAGACTTGCCGCCACAGGTGTTCAGGATCAGTGGTTGACAGGTGAACCACAGTTCTCGTATTTCCTGATGAATTTCAAAAAGCATACGAAGTTTGCTATAGATACGATAGAGAGTCAGTTTGATGGTAAGATAGATTTTGGTGAAATCCTCGAGTGTAGTATTCCAAACGATAAGGGTGACTTGATTCGTAATATGACCCTGAAGGTTACACTCAGTGATCCCACACCTGATACAGCGGGTCGTAATGACACTGTCTGGTCTCCTTCAATTATGACACATCTCATAGAATATGCTGAATTAGTTATTGGTGGGCAAATTATTGAACGAATTACGGGGGAGTACATTTACTTACATCAGCAGCTCAATAACACAAATGACGATATTGAACAAACTCTATACTTCCTAAACGGTCATGGGAACATCCTGAGTTACCAAGGGCAGTACACATACTTCTTGGATTTACCATTCTATTTTTACAGAAACCCAACCCTGGCCATTCCAACCTGTGCACTCACTAAACAACTCGTAGAAGTTCGAATTAAAACTCGACCATTGACCGAGCTCATATATGGTGGTAAAGGTCTTTACGGACCTTCATATGAACAGGATATTTCTGGAACGATCAATAAGTTTTCCCTTGACACTGAATTCGTGTATGTGACTCCAGATGAGAGTAACTTTCTCAAGTCAAACCCCATCGATTATATAATCACACAAGTACAGGTGTCTAATTTTAAGATGAAACCTAATGAAAATGAAAAGGATGTGTTACTCAAATTTTCACACCCGGTGAAGGAAATGTTTTTTGTATCACAATCGGAAGAATCTGTACAGAATAACTACCCAAATGAATACAATACAATCACAAATGTTGAATTACGATTTAATAATGAAGTTGTTTTCAACCGAGATGAAAAGTTTTTAGCGTATGAACAATCTTTGAAACATCATATTAACTCACCCCTCGATAAACAATATAATCTAGGAGGTATTTTTGCTGATCAATCATTTACATTCGGTCCATCTAAGTTTGGGATGTATTCCTTTTCATTGAAACCCGAGGTACATTATCCAACTGGCCAAGTAAACATGAGTCGTATAGCACATAAACTCTTGAGAATCAAAATTAATCCACTGAACACCACAGACTCGAATAACACGCGAGTGTACGCCGTGAATTACAACGTGTTAAGGATACAGAGTGGTTTAGCAGGATTAATATTTTAGGTGGATATAATAGGAATGGCTGGTAGACTCCAATTGGAAGCAACTGGACCACAAGAAAAGTATTTCACGATAAACCCAGACTACACATACTTTTTAGAAAAATTCAAAAAACATTCCAATTTTTCGAGGCAGTATGTAGACATAGACCCTGAAAGTGAAGCGGCATTCGGGAGAAAGGTACGATTCAAAATTCCACAGAACGAAGGAGATCTTTTACAGACAGTATCCCTTAAGTGTAAACTTCCACAACTCGATCAGAACATGGTATACATCGAGTCTGTGGGACACGCTCTCATCGAGCACGTAGATCTACTCATAGGTGGTAAAATCATAGAGAGAATCACGAGTGACTATCTCCAGATTTACTCGGAACAGTTTATGACACAGACAAAGCAAAAGGCGCTCGAGCAACTCGTAGGTAAATACCCATTGAGAACTACGTTCAAGAGAGTTTCTGAGGTTGAAGATAATAGTGGAATCATCATCCATAACACGTTAGGGTTGGGTACAGATGAAGAATTTTTGGTGGACATACCATTTTATTTCTATAATCACCCAGAATTGGCTATACCCATGTGTGCCATGAAACACCAAGAAGTTGAGGTTGAATTCAAGTTAAGAAGTGTTGAGGACTTGATTGTTCACATAACAGGGAGTCGTACCAACTTACCCAGTGTTCTCGAATCTCTTAAACCCAAGATCAAGGAGTTTTCACTTTGTACAGAAGTAGTATTCCTAGACTCAGTCGAGCGAATAGAGATGCAAAAGATATCACGAGATTATCTCATCACACAAGTTCAACAGAATACATTCGAGGTTGGTGTAGATACAAATAAAGGGTCGTTTAAACTTGATTTTTTCAATCCAGTGAAAGAGCTCCATTTTGTCATTCAGCGCCATGGTAGTAATGTAAATGCAGCTGATACGACTCTCCAGGGGAACTTCGTAACTCCTTTCGACTATGACAACACATCAAATGTTGAAAATGGTAAGTTAATCCTGTATGAAAATTTAGATCATCTCACGCTGCAATTTGACGGTGAAGATATAATCACGAAGGATACAGGGAACGTCATCTTTTTAAAAGCAATCCAGGGAGCTATTCATCATTCGAAAACGCAGCTCATCAGGCGATTCTATTCATATAGTTTCGCATTACAACCAGAAGAATGGTACCCGACCGGTCAAATAAATTTCAATTTGATAAAAGAGCCAATTCTAAACCTAAGTATGACATCATGTCCAGATTTCGCACGACAAATTCGCGTGTACGCCACAAGCTATAACGTCTTAAGAGTGTGCGGGGGAAAATCTGAAACACTTTTTAATTATAAGTATTAAATAGAATGAAGACTGGATTCGATAACGATGTCCAAATGGCTAATAAACAGGCGGAAGACTACATGAATGCTATGGTTGATATTGTCATGCCAGTTCTTGAGCAGAGTGTAGTACTCGCAGCAGAGTATTCTAAAGCTTGTGGAAGAAATGTAATTCTTTCAGAAGACGTGGAATACGCATCTAGGTATTGTGCAATGCATAAGGTTGGTCAGGCGACAGGAAGTTTGTTTCCGGATGTCTATGACGAAGACGATTCCGATGGTGAAGACTTTGAGGTTGTTCCAGATAATGATTTACCCACCTTTGAGCGCTACGCAGGAAATGATCCTAGGTATATTCAGGTGAACCAGGCGTACGATAGATGGGATGCATGGGAACCGCGCAGTCCAGCCGAGCAAATCTTAAAAAACGCTATTAATAAGAATGACGGTATGGGAGCCTGATGGTTGGAATTTTTCGGATACGAAAACTAAACTAACTATATTGGCAAGTGATGGGGATTCGGACACGGACTCCTCTGATGATGAGCCGTTGTTCACAAAATCTAAAATACTCAGGAAAAGTAGATACAAAAAAATTAGTAAAGAAGAGTTACTTCCAGAGTAAAATATTTTCCCATGCTATAGTATACAAATCACAATGAAGGCTGCTCTTAAGACTGTCAATCTTGTCACCCAGGAACTCGAGACTCAGTCTCTCAACGCGATCGTAGCGGGCTTCTCGTTCGCTGCGGCCATGTCGTGGATGGATGTCGTCCGTTGGACCATCAGCCAGGTCATTAAGGTACCCAAGAACGGTGGCGCCCAGTATGCGCTTACCGCTGTCCTCACCACTCTCCTCTCGATCGTGGTCTACATGCTCATCTCCGGTGTCTCTACTCGTGTTTCCAAGCCCGCGCAGCCCGTATACGCTGTCTCTCGCTAAACTCTCTTTTTCATAAAAGAGATGAGTAGTATACCCAGGAAGCTGATTACACCAATATAAATAAACACCTCACGGTTATAAGGATTCTTCAATTCCTTCGGAATGCTTATTAACGATTTTTCTTCTTTTTTTGGTAAAACCTTATCTACTTCAACCTTTGTAAGGTTCTCTAGTTTATCAGTTGAGCACGTCACTTCAAATTTTAATACATGATCTTGATTTCTGAAATCATACGGTATGAGGCGCCCATGGCTCATATAAAAAAATTCAATTGTTAGCTCCTTTATAAATTTTTGTGAACCAGAATGAAAATGATGCACGAGTGGATCATCAGCACCATTAAAGTTTATAACATCTGAACCATTGAGAAGTATATGACCAGTATAGAAGGGTGTAGATGTATATATATCTTGATCAAACCCATCAGATCCAGATGTTACCCTGAGTACCAGAGAATTGGGACCTTTTAGATTAATAGCACCAGACCGTAGTACCTTATTTGTAGACGCATGATCAATCGAACTAAACCCCAAAACTTGATGTGGGGTCGTCACAGATGACGAGGTACTCGTATACCCGTTTGTTCCATCATTAAATTCGAAGGTGAAATCATTATCACCCGCGATGGTATTAGAGAATACTAGACCATTTGTATCAGTGTCAAATACGACGGAATCTACATTAGATTCAGGGGGTGCCAATTTGAGAGTAAGATCAGAGGCGAGTTCTGTCCCGGAAGAGTAGTTCGTTTCATCTAAGGTTATTATTGTTCCATCAACACTGAAACTCTTGTTTGTTGCACACGTTGTCAATTGTGGTGTGGGTATACGAGCAGAAACCAACTTAACTTGAGACACGTCATAAATTGGATTTTCTAAACGAATGACGTATGTATTGGCATGTAGATACACATTCGATTGACGTTGGCTGCTATCTATGTTCAAGGTATGGACCTTCATTAAAATATAGGCACAATATTTTAATGAATGTTTTTGTCTAATTCAGTGTGAACTTTACTGAGAAAGACTGTGGGATAAAGGATTATTCTGGAGCTGTGTCTTGGCAATGTCGAGACGCCTGGAGTTGGGATTTTCATTACCCTTATAAGCGTTGAACTGATGATACTCGTTATTCTTGTAATTTTGTGTCCAACCACCACTAGCTGGGTTGATGCGACCGTCCACACGAGTCGTATCGGATCGAACCGCCGTAAGCTTACCACCCTGCTTGAGAGCACTCTCACGAACATTCATGCGACCAGCGTTACCCATGCGGTTAGGCTTACCACGACGATCTTCGGGGCGGAAACCATACCTCATGAGTTCTTCGTTACTCCTAGCATTAACCTGCGCAGCCGCACTATTGGTGTACCCACCGACAAAGTTGGTAATACCCGGAGTGGGTTGGTTGTTGTAGATGTACTGTTCATCATTGCGATCAGTCCTGAACCTCGTAGGATTTTGTACAACAGTCTGAGCAGGTATGAAGCGCCTGGCACCATTGAAACCTAACCCATCGGTACGAACACCAGTTTCCGAGCGGTTGGTGGTCCTTTTAGTTCTTTCATGTTCATTGCGGGGTACAACGCCAGTCATACCTTGGGCGCGACCGGGCATAGCGGGTAAACGACTGGGAAGATGAGCAGTTGTAGCTGGTTTATTATGTGTCAACTCACCAACCTTCGCCGAACGACCACCAGTAACATCTTGAGCTGGGCCACTGCGTCCTGGTAATGTAGTGAGCCTATATTCACCCACATTAATTGGGTTAACTCTGAATGTCTGTTGGAAGCCGCCAACGGCTGGGGTGTGTGCACCGATACCGAGACCCGGACCAACAAGCTGTTTCTCAACCGGGGAAAGATTATTCATCCTACCCCGATCACTCATGCGATTGCGTAAATCTAAAACTTCTTGACCACCACTGCGCTGTTGCCTGGAGATATCTGCGAAACTTTCAACTTCCCTCTTCTGTGGAGCATCCACTCGGGATACAAAATCATTCTCCTTGAAATCAATAAATTGGGCGGGTGCAGATGGAGATTCTTTGGGACTTTCAGATAAAGGGGTATATTTTTCGGGTTTTTTACTGAGAGAACGTCCAGCATAGACGAGTCCGGCTACGGCGATGAGTGAAACTGGATCAGCCATTCTTACTTCTTGTTAACATTTTTATTAATATACCTCTGGTCAAATAAACCATTCTGGAGCTCGGCACGAGTACTCGAAGGTTCGTATGAACGGGTACGAAGAGGGACTTTACAATCCATGTTGGTGAGGGGGAATAGGTTGCGTTCATAGGTGGGTACGATGACCTTGTTGAAACGGGTAGTAGCTTGGGGGCGAAGTTGATCGGAGGTTTCTATATATTCTGCTGGGGAACCCTTACCAGCCTTGTATGGAGCAGTTCCGTAAAGCATGGTATTGGGGCGAGAACCATAATTTAATTGGCTGGGCTGAGGGTAAACGAATACCTCGTCAGTCGCCTTTACACCTGGTAGAGCACCAGCGTTTTCAACAATCGAGAGACCGGGTTGGAGTTGGTACGCCATTTATTATTACACGAGAATATTAATCTAACTATAGGTTCCGCCACCACCTCGCACACGACCACCACCTCGGGGACCCCTGATGTCCCCATCACCACCTAAACCAGCGAAAGCTTCTAACTGAACACCACGTGCGTCAGGATTGCAATACTTGGAATCACTTTTACACATAGGTCCATTCTTTGGTCCATATAACCATTCAGCAAATTGTGTTTGATCGCCTGGTATTTGACTCACCGGGTTCGTGACAAATTGCCTTTCTATAGCATTTTTTTGAAACTTGGGTAACGATGACCGAGAACGCCCTGAATCAAATGGAACACCCTGTGTAACAAATTCATTAGGTTGCGAGTAATAACACGCCTCTAAACGATTGGGTGCGTCACTGTAATCAGTCATGAGTACGTTACCCATGGGATTATTACGAGTTGGTTCCTGACAACCGGAACTCCTTTTCAATGAATGATTAAATGTTTCCTTCACCATATTGGTTTTGTATAAAACAAAAATGACAGCGAGAACAGTCAATGCTAGGACATAGATCCTAGGATCACGACGAATTAGAAACACGACGGTAGCAATATAAATTATAAATCTTGAAGCCGCGTTAATTCGATCTTCTGGTGTTTGCTCACTCGTCGGCCAAAACTGGGAAATTTGGTCACGGCGGATGAGCTGCTTAGGATCGTCGAACCAGGCCTTCATTTAATATATATTAAGGTTTATTTTTTCAGAAGACCCTTACCAGAGTCACCCATACCACCCATCATACCTCCGATCATTTTCATCAAGGCATCCTGGTCAACATCACCATCCCCATTTTCGAGCTTATCTGCACAGTCCTTAGCCAGTCCCTCAATCATAGATAGCGTATCGGCGGGAATAGAAATGATAGTGGTACCGAGCATGTACAGTGTCTGGAGATACTGCCACGTGGCTTCCTTTGTGTTTGGAGACAGCTTGGACCAATACGACTTTACATCGAGCTCCTTGAGGAAGTCGATATTTTCAATTTCCTTTAGGATAAACTGCTCATTCTTATCAGAGATGTGCCCGGCATAGGGAGTTACACCGCTCATGAACCCATCCACGACGAGACGGGGGTTTGTAGTCTTCAAAACGTCGAACGATGTCAACATCTTCTTAATGCCTTTTTCCTCTGGAAGAGTCTTGTGCAATTCCACAAGAAATTGACCCATCATATCGTTGAACGCAGAAACGGATGCCATTTTCTTATTATAAACCTGTAATCTTTAAGTTTCAGAAAGGGTCTGTAGATATAGACTCCTTTTTACCTACACCATTAGAGATTATGAAAAATACGAGTATCGCATTTAACACGGCAGGTTTAGTGTATTTATTTAATTCTAATTTACCTTCATTATTGAGATGCGCTTTGAGGTGAATATAACCAGCAGTAATTAAACCCGCAATAAGAGCTGCACTGAGTGGGTCACGGAAATGTTCTGACAATGACTCCATTTAATTATAGGCAAGTTTTTTTGTACGCTGCTCTGGTGCGTCACCAAATAAAACACCTTCATCCTCACCCTGGGGTTGTGTTTCATTCATGGGCTCGGGCTCGAGTCCAGGCTCGGGTTCATCTTCAGTTTCGGGTTGTGTGGTAACGCCTGGAACAGTCTTGAACTCATTCGCGAGACCGTGGACTTCCTCAACTTCTTCCCCCTCAATGGGTGCTGTCTCCTGGGGCTCCTCTTCTATGGGCTCTTCCATGGGAGCGTCCATTTCGTCAACCACGTCGGGGTCGATAGTGTCTTCAATTTCACCATCGAGATCAATGTCCCGGGATTCCTGGGACATGTACGTCTGAAGAATTTGTTGAACTGGAATCAATTCTTTGACTGTATTCTCAATGGCACTGCAAAAGCGCATCGTTAAATTTTCGTCACGAGTGTATTCACTCTGTTCACTGTGGAAAATGTAAGGGTCCTTGTACAGATCCTTGGCAATGTTATTATAACACGTTTGAATGAATACTTCATTCGTTGGTAATTTAAGTGAGATCTTCTTATTATCCGCCTTGAGACGAACAGCGGAGAGAATCTTGGTACACGCTACAAAAACAGCGGCTAAAAGGTCATTGAACCACGCACACCTATCGGTGATATTATCGGTATGTTGTTTAGACATCGCGTTAGACCAATTGGGAACTTCCTTCAATAACTTCTGGAACATGATAAGAATCTTTCGACCCTTCGAAATCTTAACCGATTCCCTGTACATTTCATCAAAAACTTCAATCATAGGTGGGCACATGATGAGACATAACTGACCGAGGTATTCCTTCTTAGCCTCGACGAGTACGTTCAAGTTGTCCATTTATGATTAATAGGGTTTTTAAAAAGCTTACTTCCTACGCAGTTCCCCTGTACTTGTTCGCTATCTTCTTAAGATTCATGAGATTTGGAAATCCCGAATCATCATCGTCATCACCGTCATTTATTTCCTTTACCCTCCTCGGTTTAGGCCATGCGACATATAAATCAAAATCACTCATGAACTCCACTGTAAAACCACCCCTCATAAACTGCCTAGCTACGTAACGACATGCAGATGATCTATCAAATACAGGGTAACCTATTAAAAACAGGGGAACGGTTAAAAACACCTGTTTATGACCAAATTCTACTGACTGTTTTATCTTGGAAGAAAACTGTTCGTAAATTTTGGTGTAGATTTCCTTTTTAATCAGTTTTTTCTTTTCATCGATTTTCAGAATATCATTGATGTTGATCATTATAATTACATCAACTTATTTTTAGCCTCTTCAAACTCACCCATGGTAGGGGTAGCAGCCTCCTTGACCAGCTCAAATTTGAGAAATTCCTTACCTGGTGCTCCATCAGTGAAAGCCTTTACGTTACCAGGCTGTTCAATGTCAATCGGCTGGGTACGAAGAGATACAAGTTTCACTGTATCACCCTTCACCTCGAATGAGGCTACTACCGAGAACCCATAGGAAAATCCACCCTTTTTCATCACCATGAACACACATTCGTAAACATCGTTTTCCTTACCAGCATGTTTCTTAATCTTAGCAGTTTCTATGATGTATGTAGGTGTACCGATGCGCTTAGAAATCTCAGCGTTCGCTTGAATGGTGAATGTTTCCATCATATCATGATTCACAGAAGCCTCCACCTCCCTGTAACCAGATAGGTTTGGTCTGGGATCGTTGAGTCGTACATAGTCTACAGGCTTGCTGTATCCTGAAAGTCCGAAAATCTCAGTGAATGATTCACGCCTGGTCAATAAAATCACCAAGACGAGAAGAGCCAAAAGTATATATACCTTCATCTTTACTATAGTGCGTTAATATTTTTTTACTAAATACCGTATAAATATTAGATGTCGCTACTTATCTACAGTCCAAGATGCAAACACTCGATGGATATCATCGAGTATATCAAAAGTCAGGCACAATTAAAGCAGCTCGTACAATTCCATAACGTGAATACACAGGGGATACCCAGGAACTTTCAAAATAAGATCAACCGTGTTCCTACGATGCTGACTAAAAATGGAAAGATTCTCGTGGGGAATGAGATAAAGAACTGGCTAGATTCACTCCTACCAAAAAAGGAAATTGAGCATGGAGGTTTCGGGGGTGCTTATTCGATGACGAGTTTAGATGGTAACGAGAAAGATGCGGATATGTTTTATTTAGACAACTACGGACAATCTCTCCAACCTGCAATGACTAAAGAACTAGAAGAAAAAATAAGCAGAGATGTGTCTAAGGGTATGGCATATACTGATTTAAAGATGTAATACTTTACATGTGTAGACATGAAATTGGTTTCGATACAGGCTTCAGCCTTTAAGTCAACTTTCGAAGTGTTAAAGGATATACTCAACGATGTGAATATTTACTTTAGACCACAGGGTATGTATATTGTTACACTTGATACGGCCCGAACATCTCTCATAGACATGTTCTTGGCGTCTGATAACTTTGAGGAATATCACTGTGATCAGGAAGAGATTATAGCCGGTATCAATATTTCAAATACGTTCAAGTTACTCAAATCAATTACAAATAATGACGTTCTTCAAATTGAAATTACATCGAAGGAGTACATGGATATCACAATCACGAGTGAATCAAAAAAGACGAGTTCTAAGTTTCAGCTTAAATTATTGGACATCAATGAAAGTCGAATAGAAGTTCCTGAAGTTGAAATGTCCACCGTGACCATCCTACCTTCATCAGACTTTCAGCGATTGTGTCGTGACATGTACAATCTTGGTCCAGAGATTGGTATTACTCGTGACGGTAAACAACTTAAGCTCAAATGTGATGGTGACTTTGCGAATCAAGAGACATGTATTGAGTGTCCAGAGGAAAGTCCATGTATCACAGGTTTATATAGTCTAAAATACTTGAATATCTTTACAAAGGCGACGAGTATGTGTGCGTCTGTGCAAATTATACAAGAAACTGGAAATAGGTTTTTGATTTTGAAATATAACGTCGCAAACTTGGGTGAGCTTAAGTTCTACTTAGCGACTAAGGTATCCGAAGATCTGTTGTAAAGTTATCGAGTGTCGATATAGTTTTTGACATACCAAACGAATTTTTTATAATAATTTTAGGTAAATATTCCTTCAAGTATGACCGTTCGTAATATAAAAATTGATCGATCGGGACTTTTTGGGTATGGAAATCACAACGAGGACCCATATAACGTTTCACCTTTTCAGTAATATCTCTTATAGGTTTATCATCATGATCAACTAACCAGGCACTACTCAAAGGAATACTAAAATGCATACCTGTATCTTCATTTACACCCGGCATAAAATTTATATCATTCGATACAGCGGTGTACATCTTACCATTGAAGTAATATTTCACTCTTAGAATAATATACCTGACATTCTGTGGGACACATGTATGTATGATGTCTTTGTTGATAACATCTGTGTAATACTCTGTTAGTATACCATCTTCCCAGTCTTTACTTTCGTGTTTCCAGAACTCATCTTCAGTCTTGTATTTTATGTCGGGATCAATTTCATATTCCAAAACTTTAGAAATGATGTGATAGTCGGGATATGTGGTTAGTTTTTTATAAAAGTATAAAAGACTACTTAAAAGTTTAAAGAGCATTTCTATATAACGAATGGAAGGGAATTTTTTAAGTAGATATAACAATAAATTGGATGAATGGACAAAACTAATAGAAAATGACCCGAGTAATCGTAGACGATATGAAAGTGAGATGTCGGATTATATGATAAAATGTATGCCATTCATGAATTTACACATAGATGATGGTGAAGATAAAATAAATACAGATAATGTATTTAACGTCAAAGAAACCGTGGGTCTAAAAAGAAAGGATATATTTACAGATTATCTTGTCGAGGTTGAAAAGCAAAACATATATAGACCGGTACAAAAAACGGTCGAAGTATGTGCGAATTGTCCGGATAGTAACATTATTCATTACCATCAAACCGCTGATCTCGTATGCGATGGGTGCGGTCTAATAGTTGCTAGAGCAATCAGTGAAGAATTGACATACAAAGAAGAACAAGAAACATCCGAAAAAATTGTAAACTATTCATACAAGAGGGAAAATCACTTCAATGAATGGTTGTCACAATTCCAAGCACAAGAGACGACCACCATACCCCCAGAGGTTATGGATCAATTGAGGGCGGAACTTAAGAAGATGAAGATTAAGAAAGTCGAAGATATCACACATGCAAAGGTGAGGGGTCTTTTGAAAAAGTTAAGATTGAATAAGTACTATGAACATGTACCCTATATAGCTAATATTCTTAGTGGTATTAAACCCCCAAATATGCCACAAGAATTAGAGGAGTATCTTCGAATCATGTTCAAAGATATTCAGAAACCCTTTGATGACAACTGTCCTACGGAACGTAAAAACTTTTTGAGTTACTCGTATGTTTTGTATAAGTTTTGTGAACTTCTATCCGAAGATGAGTATCTTCAGTATTTTCCCCTCCTCAAATCTAAAGAGAAGTTGTATCAACAAGATGTCATTTGGAAAAAGATTTGCCACGATCTTAAATGGGAGTTTATACCCACAATTTAAAGAATTAATCAAATGATTCTTTAATAATGGAGTGTCCAAATTTTGATGTATGTCATAAAAGGTATGATCCAAGGTTGAAAGTATGTACTTCGTGTTTTTGGAGATTCAAAAATGAAGTACTCGAATTCAAAAATGGGGAATGTTCACTTTGTCACGAGACTATTAAATGTGTCAAATATAGAAAATGTTCACATTTTGTTTGTCTCAAATGTTTCAATAACAATAATAAATGTTCTATACCTAAGTGTAGCGAATAATTGTATTTAGTAACAAAATGACTGAGGAAGATAATCAAGCCCTGTTGGCACTCTATGAGCTCGAAGCTCACGTGTGTCCACACCTCGATAACATCAGACAAACGGACCCGGCTGTTCGGTATTGCATGGAACAGGCGAAGTTTCATCTGAAGACGGCGCACGAACTCCTGGAAGCAGCTGTGTTAAGTCCGCAGACACGACACGATGATGACCTCGTATTTTATCGAAGGCTTTCGCGAGTTCTCCCATTGATGGTCCTAATGCAATCTTCCGAATCTCTACCTCCCGACCTGGTTGAAGAGGGAAGTTCACCAGATACGCCAACCTCAACCCTGTCAAGTCAAGATATTTTTGAGCCTGATGCTCCATCCCATCAGTCAGAGTCTTGATCGCCTTTAATTCTAGTATTACAGTGTTGTCTATGATAATATCAGCTCGTAATTGTCCAACGACATGCTCCCTAAACCTAACCAATATATGTCGTTCAGATTCATATGGAATACCTTTCTCTCTCAGTATAACCTCAACTGCATTGTGATACACTCGTTCACTGTAACCAGGACCCAGTTCAGAATATACTTCTTTCACAATTTTCTCTATATCCCACTTCATTTATAAAGAATGTTTAATTTTCTCTATATATGTTAAGATGGCTCCCACACCCATGAACATAAACAACGGGCCTAACAGGACTAAGAATGGTACCAAGAAACGCCGCGCCAATAACAGTAACAGTAATAATAATCAGGCAAAGGCGTACAGGAAACGTGAAGTCGTTTTACCAAACCTAGCCACGGAAGGTGCGGGAATGAGGTCGGCATGTGGGGGTATCGCGCGATATATGAAAAGAGCACAAAAAACGTTTGACAATGCGAGTGTCGTTTCCGCGTATTTAGACTATACTATAGCTAGCAATCAATACGGTATATTAAAAAATATTGATGCGATTGTAAAAAGTCAAGGTGCACCAAACACATCTTCCAGAATAACTGTATCTAAACAAGTACACTTTTTCATGGTTGCCATGCGAAGTGATACAACCGGTCATGCGGTGAGTGTTTTGGTTGATCCCGGCGTTTACGCACCAAATTTTAGAATCTGGGTATTTGATCCACACGGTGAAGCATCGAGAGATTCTATATGGGGTAGAACTATGCGACAGAAAATAGTACCAATCATCAAACAGTTGTGGGGAGTCACAAATACCAATAATCGAATGACTAAATATTACAATGGCCCAAATTTACAAGCTAATAACAATAATCGTATAGGTGTATGTACAACATTCTATGTGACCTTTATGGATTATATTCGAGCACTCATAGCTGGAGAAAACATCAATGGAATAACTCGTTTCGCGGCACAGGATTCTATCGAAAGGAGAAAATACTTCCTAGACTTCCCTCCAAATATACAGGGATTAGTTACAGTTAAAAACAAAACACGATAAATTCTCAGTGTATATCAGGTACTGTCAATGAAGTTTAGACTCATGCGCCCAAGTATGGCATTAAGGAGAAAGAGAATACAACTTTCTCGTGAAGTCGTTAACGATTTGAAAGAAGTGAGTAAGTTATCTTCTGTCAAACAATGGGAATTTGCTGGTAATATTAAGTATAAAAATTTCAAGTTTAGTAAACCAAATGTTGTCACATCAAAAAAACGAAACCGTGTCGAAGGCCCTGAAATTGATAAAGTTTGGTATTCTGAAATGTCATTTCATACACATCCAGGTATAGGTCACCACGATGGGACTGTATGTCAAAATACACCGATATTCGCAACTCTCCCCAGTAATGCGGATTTTGACGCATATATCAAAGGGTTTCCTCAAATGCAAGTCAATATAATTTGTGATTCACATGGATATTACGTCATTAATATCCTTAAATCAGCGTACATGAGGGCATCACCTTTACCAGAGGCTGTACATGAATATATGAGAAAGGTACGCAGCAAACCGTTCATGCGCATTTGTGTATTTTCTGATAATGGAATTGAATATTTTCAAACCACTGTAAAAAATTGGAAAAGAGAGATCAACGAGTACATTGACCCAGAAATTATGAAACTTTTTGGAGTATCAATTCGTTATTATTCGTATGATGATGAACCTCCCATTGTCACCGTCTATCGGGATATAGACGTAGTATAGCATCTTCTAATTCATCCACTTCATACCATGCCCAATGACACTCCGAGGAATCTTTGTCGATTTCACACATTTCCTGTGCTTCTTTTATCGCTTCTGTAAAGCGTAAACGAAGTCTCAGATTCTCCGTGACTGGTTTCACCTCTGCGATACTTGGTCGCTGGTACATACCTTCGAGGACATTCTTACGAGTCTTTGCCAGTTTTATCTTGTAAAGACTATTTTCGGAGAAGGTTGCTACACATTTCATACTTTATGAGGGTATTAAAGTTTTAAGTTTATAATTAGATAGATGTCTTCTTATAACGTCGAAGCCTGCAATTTCAAGTACCGTGTCTCTTCCCTTGAGAGGGTTGTCGATGGTGATACAATTGATGTAAACATTGACTTAGGTTTCGATGTATGCACGAAGCAACGTGTTCGTCTTCTCGGGATTGATACCCCAGAGTCTAGAACCCGTGACATCGAAGAGAAGAAGTTTGGTCTTCTATCCAAGAAGAAGCTCAAGGAGTGGTGTCTAAAGGCGGTCGCATCTGAGAAGGATGATGTGGAGATCGAGCTCAGATGCCCGGAGGCTGATTCCAGGGGTAAGTTTGGTCGTGTTCTCGCAGAGGTTTGGGTTTCCGAGGATGGTGTATGGACCAACGTGAACAAGTGGTTATGCGACGAGGGATACGCCGTTCCATATGGGGCCGAAAACAAGGCGCTCGTCGAGGGACTTCATCTCGAGAATCGTAAAAAGCTTATTGAGCGTGGTGAGATCCATGTGTAAAAAAATATAAGTATATATAAATAATGAAGATTGATTGGAGGTTTGTTTTGGTTTTGGTTGCTGCACTCGTAACTATCATCGCCCTCAGAACCCAGACGGAAAACTTAGATGGTGAGGTCGAGGAGACCGAGGAGACCGAGGAGACCGAGGAGACCGAGGAGACCGAGGAGGTCGAACCCACTTACCCGGATGTTCCAGGTTTTGTAGCTGATATTAGTAACGTTAATGGTAAGATCAAATTCATGGATATCGCGATGATTGAGGGTGTGTTAGATAACATCAATGTAACAAGTGACCCCAAATCGTTTGGATATTGTTCTAGGAACTGTAACCAGGAAACATTTACTGATCCGGATAGGGAAGATGACCAGGATAAGTGTAAAACGGATTGTGATAACTATATCACCGGTGTATGTAAAACTCGTTGTGCGATCGAACCCGAAGCACCAGAATGTGACACTATATGTGCGAGTTACTTAGAATAAATATGGGTATTGTCTGACCCATAAATTACAAACCCATTTTTCACCAGACTTTACAGGTAACCCACCATGTAAAGCCTTGGACGTCATACACCCCCATTTATTGAGTGTATCAAAAAATAAAGCATCACCCGCATTCAATTTATACGATTTATTTAGATTGGGAAAATGTGTCTCTCCACCATCATAGTCGTCATTAAGAGCTAAAATGAATGTATGTACTCGTCTATTTTTATCATTCATGAAACAATCTTGATGGTATTTGTAATGACCATCCTTTTCGTATTTGAGAACCTGTAACTTCTCAAAGTTCATTACACGTGTATGAGTATACTTTAGGCACCTTTGAATGATACTATCTACCATTGGATCCTTTTTTGACAGCCATGCTGTTTTACTTTTCCTAATACTTTCATCAACAATTTTACCAGATGTTATTTTAGAATCTTCTAGTTTATCTTCAGCGCGTGTCATTATATAGTGTCGTTCCTTCTCGGAGAGAAACCCTTTTATAACATGTGGATCTCTATAAAACATCTATTCGTCTCGGTGTAACTGAATTATACCTAGATCTTATTAATTGAAATATATCGTTGGAATACTCCAAAATTATTTCCATCTGTTTAATTATTTCATCATGTTTATTTGGTTCAATAATATATTGCCTGAGAAGATCACCACACGTATGAGATATGAGTTCAAATGTATGATACACTTCCTTTGATTTATCGAGAAACTTTTCTTGTCGCTGTAGAAATGTTTTGAATTGTTCTTCGGATAAATCATTTAACATGTAATAAATTCGCATAGATATGTTATCGATTGGTTCTATATTCAAAAATAAAAGCTCACGCTCTATTTGATTCACTAACATCATATACTGAAGCATTTCATTTGATGCGTTATTTTCTCTCAGTTCTCGAAAGGTTGGTACTCCGCCACATGGAATATCACCATGTTCACGGGATGATATCAACTTCTTCTTGAACTCCATGAAATGTGGGTTATGTACACGACCAGTTTCTATTTCACCAGTTCTCCAATTAAATGCAGTATGACAATCTACACACCACATTTGCATACAACCACTACTTTTATGTATAACTGTACCACATTTAGGACACGATTTACTATCCCTATTCAAAAGTTGCATAGTTTTTACAATTTCTGGATCACATACATGATCATTACTCATGGGTTCATTACAATCCTTGCAATAATGTATACTACACAACCCACAATACCATTCTTCACTTAAAAAACCTTTACACGTCTCCATTGGACATTGGCGTGTAAAATGTCGCGTTTCAAAATCCGAACCCG